GAACAGCCAGCTCCTAGCTACGACTTACCAGAGGAGCCGTTCTAATGGCGCTCAGAGTTCTGTCCCTAGGTGCTGGAGTGCAATCTACAACACTGCTCTTGATGATGTTAGAAGGCCAGATCCCAATGGCTGATCATGTCATCTTTGCGAATGTCGGTTGGGAGCCAGACAATGTGTATATCCACTTGGAAAAGCTCAAAGTTCTAATGGACAAAGCTGGTCTGCCTTTCCATGAAGTTACCGCTGGCAACATTCGTGATGACGCAATGGGTGATGGCAGATTCCCTTCAATGCCTTTCTTTGTCAAAAATAGTGACGACAAAATGGGCATGGTAAGAAGGCAATGCACTGGCGAATACAAGATTGGCCCGCTACTCAAAAAGCAAAGGGAGCTTGCTGGTTTGCTACCCAAGCAAAGATCTAAAGAGCACCTGATCACAACCTTGATTGGTATTAGCCTTGATGAATCGCAACGGATGAGAGATGCAGCCTTTCCATGGATCCGCAATGAATACCCGTTGATTGATTTGGACATGACAAGGCAAGATTGCCTGGATTGGTGCGCGGAAAAGGGCTTCGATAAACCTCCGCGCTCTGCATGCATTGGTTGCCCCTTTAAGAGCCAGGATGAATGGCGATTGCTTAAAGAACAGCCCAAGGAATGGGAAGATGCTGTTGAGTTTGACAAAGGGCTGCGTCTTAATCCCAGATTGGTAGAGCGGTTTGATGGCAAGTTATATCTGCACCGCTCAGGTGTGCCACTGGACCAGGTTGACTTGCGCACCAATGACGAGAAAGGCATTTGGTCATTGTTTGACATGGAATGTGAAGGGATGTGCGGATTGTGATTCCAATGAGCGAAGCGTCATTTCTGGCGCAAGTCAAAGCACTGGCATACCAGTACGGCTGGCTTGTACACCATCAGGCACCTATGCGCACACCTCGGGGCAATATCATCACTGGCGGCTCACCTGGTTATCCAGATCTTTGCATGGCACATGAGCAGAAGGGCCTGATTTACGCCGAACTTAAGACAGAGAAAGGCAAGCCAACTGACAGCCAGCTGCATTGGCTCCGCACACTTCATCCACATGCAGAGTGCTATCTGTGGCGGCCGAGCGATTTGAGCTTTATTGCGGAAAGGCTGGCCAGCGTATGAGCATTCAACCGCACCTATTCCCTATGCCTCAGACAGATAACACATCTGATGATTACTGGACACCTAAGTGGCTATTTGACGCGCTAGGCATTGAGTTTGATCTAGATGTGGCCTGCCCTCCAGGTGGCCCCCCAAATACGCCAACTAAGGCCTTTTACACTCAGGAGACTGACGGGCTTAGGTCACCATGGTGGGGCAATGTGTGGATGAACCCACCCTTCACTAATATTCCACCCTGGCACGCCAGATTCATCGAACACCGCCACGGCATCTGCCTAGTACCTACATCTAAGAGCAAAGCCTTCTGTGAGCTGTGGGATGAGTGTGACGGGATGATGAGACTGCCTTACAACATGAAGTTTGACCAGGGCGGCATATTTATGCCCACTGTGTTAGCTGCCTTTGGTGAAGAGAATGTTGAGGCTTTGCGCCGATCCAAGATTGGGCGCGTGAGATGCTGATCGTTGCCTGGTATGCCCTGCTAATCTCCATCGGCATTGCCATCCTTCAAGGCATACGCAAGTAATAACCTTTTACAACTGAATACGACCACGGCCACATACGGGATTGCACTGTGTTGGTATGCACACTACGGAAGTAGGGTAGAGCTGGCGCGCCCCATCACCCAAGATGACATACCTGAAAGGTTGTGGGGGTAAGTCGCCAGTGCAGCGTTCCCTAACGACATAAAAGGCGAAGGTGTCGGTCCTATAACTACGGCAGCCTCAGCTACTAGCTGGAACTGTGGGGGGCACAAACCTCCAGGTTTCTCATGCAAAGAGAGCAACCGAGCTTGCGAGGGCGCTAGTAACATCACCTAAACAAAGGAAACATATGACCAAACGAAACAGCCCAGAGTTCATGCGCAACCGCCGCATAGCACTCGAGAACGAACCCATCTGCCACTGGTGCCACAAAGCACCCAGCACAGAAGCAGACCACCTCATAGAAGTAGATAGAGGGGGTACAGATGATCTCGAGAACTTATGTGGCAGCTGCAAAAAGTGCAATGGCACCCGCGGAAATAGATACCTAAATCAGAAACGCACAGCACAACAACACGCACGATCAGAACACCTCCGACTTGACCCAAAAACGACAAAACGACCAAATCAACAAAAAAACGAACAGGATTTTTTTACAAAACGAAACGAAAAGACCCCGACCCCTTCCAGCTATATCTCTGAGAACGGTCATGATTCGGCTCAAGACGATTGTTTATTGCCTTTGATCGCTGGCGTTGGGGTGGAGGAGCCTCGGCTGGTTACGCCCACTGGGGCATTCGGGTCTTACTCGGCTTTGGTGGGGGAGTGGAGTGAGCGGCATCTCAATCGCACCTTGTTCCCGTGGCAGTTACGGGCATTGTCAGGAGCCTTGGAACATGATGAGGATGGGAAGTTCATATCCAGTACGGCTTTGATAAGTACGGGGCGGCAGAATGGCAAGACCACAATGCTTTCCGCGCTTGTTGGGTTCTGTTTGACCGAGCTGCCTCGGATATGGGGCAGACCAGTGCGGATCATGTCAACAGCTCATGAGCTCGGGTTGGCTACTGAGGTGTTCGAGGACTTGCGCGAAGTGTTTGAGCTTCTCGAGGAGTCTGATCTGGCAAAGGTCACTTGGGCTTACGGTAGGCACCAGGTCAAGATGGCGGATGGCTCGGTGTATAAAGTCAACAGCGCGACAGGCAAGAAGCATGGTGGAACATGGGACATACTTATCGTTGACGAATTGTGGGCCATCAGTGAGGCAACCTACTTCGGTGCCCTGAAACCTTCACAGATTGCAGTGCCGTCACCTTTGGCATTCTTGGTCTCGACCGCTGGTGACGAGTCATCTCGAGCCTTCCTTAAGCTAAGGGAGCAAGCCCTTGGTGTCATTGACTCAGGCGTAAGGTCTGATCTGTTCATGGCTGAATGGAGCCTTCCGACAGGGGTGTCACCTGATGACCCGATTTATTGGGGATACGCGAACCCCAGCCTTGGTAGAACGATCACTATGAAGGGGCTTGAAAGTGCAGCTGCCGCACCTGATCGTTCCCAGTACCTAAGAGCCCACTGCAATTTATGGGTTGCAGCCGCCAACTCCTGGATAAATCCTGGCGAATGGGCTAAGCGCCTTACCACAAACCTCGCCGTAGAAGGTGGCAATTCAGTCTTGGCTGTGGATAGCTCTGTGGATGACAGCAAATATGTGGGGATTCACTGTGGGCTGAATAGTGACGGGGACATTGTTGCCAGTGTTGCCTTCACCTGCGAAACCAACCGCCAGATGTGGCTACACATTGAACGCCTCATGACAGCTGACCCAAAGCTCAAACTTGCCATTACCCCAACGCTTGATCTGCACACTCCAGAGCCACTGGTACGCCGCCGATCACTTTGGGGATATGCAGAGATGATCAAGTACACAGGTCTAGTCAAGTCAATGATCAATGAGGGCAGGCTTCTGCACACTGGTGAGGAAATGCTGGCAGAGCATGTCAACCGCGCCACTTTGGTCAAAGCCAATGGATCAGTCGTGCTCAGTTCGCAGAAGTCTCCAGGGCCGATTGAGTGCGCTAGGTGTTTGGTGGCAGCTGCTTCTCTTGTGTCTCGCCCAGGTCAATCAGGTCGAGCAATGATGGGTTCAGCAAGGTAGTTGCATTTGCAACTTGTTTGTGCGAGACTCCGCCCGTGGGATTCTTCACTCCAAAAGTCACTACTGCCCAGATTTCTTCTGCACCTATGAAGGCAGCAGCTGGAGCTGGAGCTGCACAGATTAACGACTTCCTGGCATATAGCACAGGCGCAGCTGAACAACGCGCATTACAGAACCCCACTGTCTCGCGCTCGAAAGATTTGCTGGCTTCCATGATTGGCTGCCTAGACATGCGCCACTATTCAAAGCAGTGGACAGGCGAGCGCTATGAAGAGATCTATCTACCTCTCGAGCCTTGGATGGAACAGCCAGACCCAAAGGTCACGCGCAACTTCTTCTACTCAAATATCTTTAGTGATCTTTTCTTCCACGGCCGCGCCTTCGCCTTCGTGACCTCACGCTATTCGACAGGCTTGCCAGCAAGTTTTACTTGGCTCCCAGCCGCGATGGTGACCACACCCAACCAAACTGGGCCCCAGTGGTTCGGCCCCTCAGATGTTGTGCAGTTCAACGGCGTAGAGATCCCTGACAGCAATGATGTGATTCAGTTCTTGTCCCCAATCCAAGGGCTCCTGTACCAAGGCGCTCGAGCGTTATCTATCGCAACTCATCTTGATCAGGCAGCTGACAGATATGCCACTCTGGAAACAGTCCCTGGCTACCTCCAGCAGAAGGGCGGTGAGACTATGGACTCAGACAGCCTTAGTGAGCTCGCTGCAAGTTGGTCAGCTATGCGCCGACAAAACGCCATTGGGGCCCTCAACGATTATGTTGAATTCCGCGAATTTTCGGTTAGCCCTGCCGAAGTTGTAGCGGAACAACGCAAGTACCAGTCACTGGAAATCGCCAGGGTCAGCAACATTCCTGCATACCTAGTATCCGCACCCCAGGAGGGCTCAGGGCTCACTTACACAAATGTGCAAGACAGCAACCGTCAGCTTTATCTGTATGGGGCTAAGCCATTTATAGAATGCCTCCAGCAGACAATGAGTGCCTCAAATGTTTTACCGCGCAACCGCTTTGTCAAGTTTGACATCGACAACTATCTTGAAGAAGAAATGGCTGATGTCATGGTTGAACCTGTCGTAGATGTACCAGAAGAAAGTCAGTCATGATCCATTTCGTTAATGTCCCCATTACTCTCGATGCAGCTGCAAGCGAGGAAGCACCCAAGACCATCACTGGTATTGCAGTGCCCTGGTTCCCAGTTTCAGCTCAAGTAATGGATGGCACCAAGGTCTCATTCCAGCGTGGTGCCTTTGATCTCAACATGAAAGCCCCCAAGCTTCTAGAAAACCATGACATGGGCGCATTGCGCGGTGTCGTGTCATCCCTTGCAGACATGCCCGAAGGTTTAGGATTCACGGCCACCTTCGCAAAAACGGGCGCAGCCGCTGACGCTATCGAACTCGTAAAAGCAGGCGCATACGACTCGGTTAGCGTTGGCGCTGTCCCCACAAAGTTTAAGTACGACAAGAACGGCGTAATGGTCGTATCAAAAGCTGATCTAATTGAGATTAGCCTTGTTGCACAGCCAGCATTCAAGGATGCTGTCATAACAGAAATCGCTGCATCCGAACCTGAAGATGCAACCGAACCCACCCCAACAGATTCCGAGGAGGAACCAGAAGTGGCAACACAAGAAAACCCAGTGGTTGAGGTCGAGGCTTCAATCATCCCAACAACCCCTATCTATGCAACTGCGAAGCGTGAGTTCATCATGCCAACAGCTGCCGAATACATCTCAGCCGCATTTATTGGCGGAGACAAATGGCGCGAAATGAGCGAAGGCCTACGCGCTGCAGCTCCGAACATTGTCTCGGATGACAACCCTGGAACCCTTCCAATTTCCGTGGTGGCCCCTGTCTATAACAACTTCATAGGTCGTAGACCAGTTTGTGATGCCGTGGGGGTTCGCGCAATGCCCACAGGCGGCAAGGTGTTCATTCGCCCTGAGGTCACGACACACACAAGCATTGGTGCAAGTATCGCTGAGCAGTCACCAACCGCAGGAACCCTTGTTGTTTCAAGCAACCAGGTAACAAAGCAACTCTTCGGCGGCTATGTCAATGTTTCAGAATTTGACATTGATGTCAGTCAACCAGAAATCTTGTCGGTCGTACTAGACGACATGGCGCGCATTTATGCAAATCAGACAGACAACTACGCTGCAGATCAATTAGCTGCAGGTGCAAGCACCACACGCAACTTCACCGCTGCAGACTTGGATGATCCGAGTGTTTGGTCAGCATGGGTAGCAGGTGCAGCGACAACAATCCTGTCATCGTCTAACGGCAACTTGCCAACACACCTTTTCCTTGCAGCTGACATTTGGGGCGACTTGCTCGGGCTTTCAGATAGTTCGAAGAGGCCGTTATTTCCACAGGTTGGCCCAATGAACGCATACGGAAACCTCGCGCCAGGACAAGTCAACGGCAACGCTTTTGGTTTGTCAGTCGTAGTTGATCGCAACTTCGCTAACGGCACACTCATTCTGGGTGACGCATCAGGCTATGAACTGTTCGAAATGCAAAAGGGCGCAATTAGCATTGACTCACCGTCAACGCTTTCACGCACTGTGGCATTCAGAGGTCAGTTTGCAGCGCTAATGATTGACAACTCAAAGTTCGTCAAGGCTGCATTCGTCTGATAAAGACGAACTAGAAAGACTGCAACACCATGGCCACCTTCAACCTCGCATTCCATACGCGGTTAGAGAACTATGCCGTGTTGCAGACTTTCGTTGACACAGACATCCAACCTCAAGATTCGGTAGTGGTGGCAGGCGCAGGGCACAACTTTAACGGCACCTACACTGTCATCTCTACCGAGCCTTATGAGTTCATAGGCGTATCTGAAGAAGGCGATCTTCTTTTCAATTACTCAGTAATTATCGAAAACCAGTTCATATACGCCAGTGCAGGTGACGACCTAGATCGAAGCATCGCAACTGGCACTGTTACCTTTACGCCCAGCCCAAGTTGGATTACTTCAGCAGATGTCACCAGTTGGCTCGGCATTGAGGTCGCTACCGCTAATGACACCGCATTCATAGCTGTATGCGTTTCTGCGGCCAACAGTTGGGCATTTAGAAAGCGTAGGGAGGCAGGTTATACAGACAGCCTCTCAAGCGCTCCTGACGGGGCATCGAAATTGGGCACAGTAATGTACGCCGCTATGCAGTACCGCTCGCGCGGTGCAGTAGATGGCTACGCCTCATTTGATTCAATGGGCATGGGCTCCCCCACCATGTCCCTTGGTCAGATCATGCAGCTCCTGGGCTGCGGAAGACCACAGGTTGCCTAATGGCCGCCACAGGCATTCTGTATGAGGCAGTGAACGCCACTAAGACCGCACTTACAGCTCTGGGTCTAAAGCCAGTCACAGACCCTCGCAACGCTCGCCCTTTATCAGTAATGATTGAGCTGCCCACACTTGATGCCTTTACTTACAATGTCGGAGACATCAGGCTTGTCATTCGTGTCTTAGCAGGGCCTCCAGGCAACCAAGACAGCGGTGACTATCTCATGACCACCGTTGACACCATCATGAACTCACCCATCGCCATAGTGGATGGAAGGCCATCTCTCGCTTCGTACGGCGAACAGATGCTTCCCTGCTATGACATGACCGTTGCCGTAGCAGTACGGCGCAACTAGAAAAAGGAGCCACCAATGGCAACAACAACATTCCTATCCAACGCAACTATCAGCATTACACAAGGTGCCACAACCACCGATATGAGTGACCAGGCGAACCAAGTTTCGCTCACTATTGGCCAAGACAGTCTTGAATCAACGGCCTTTGGAGATGGCGGCCACCGCTTCGTTGGGGGTCTTCAATCGGTGGAGGCTAGCGTGACTTTTTTCCTGAGCTACGGCGCTACCGAAGTCGAAGCCATCCTTGCATCATGCGTAGGTACTGGTTCAACAGTGCTGACTATCTCACCATCAGGCGCAACCGAATCAGCCACCAACCCTGAGTATGTGATCACTAACTGCATGCTGGCATCCTTCACCCCGATCAACAGCACTGTTGGCGAGCTCGCAACCGTAGAGGCAACCTTCACTGGTGGCACCTGGGTACGCGACATCACAACCCCATAACCAAGAAGTACCTAATGCAACTCACGCTCAAAGTAACAACAGATCAAACCACCTACGAAGTCAAGACTAACCTCTATGTCATCATTGCCTGGGAACGAAAGTTCAAACAGAAAGCCTCAAACCTTGCCTCTGGCGTAGGTCTCGAGGACTTGGCATTCATGGCATTTGAGGCTTGCAAGGTCAATGGCATTCAGGTGCCAGCCGTATTCGATGACTATGTGAAGCGCCTAGTCAATATCGAAGTGGTAACGGATGAAGCCACAAACCCCACCGAGGAGGCACCTACTCAAGATCACTAGCAGAACTGCTGGTTGAGACTGGGTGGTGGCCTCCACAAATACCGTTCGAGATTCAAGACATGAACACCGTCATAGATGTGATCAATAAGGCAAGGCGCAGGTGAGTGCAGAGCTTGGCCCCATCGAGGTTGTAGGTCTTAAGGAAGCGCTTGCGCAGCTAAATAAGATTGATAAGAAACTGCGTAGATCAATTACTACTGATTTCAAGCAGATCGTTGACCCAGTACTAGTTGAGGCTCGCCGTAACATTCCTGAGGATGCACCACTATCGGGTATGGCTAGATCATGGACAGGTAAGAGCGGCGCTGAGCTCATGGCTTGGGATGCCAAGAAGGTCAACAAGAATCTTAAAGCATTTACAAGTGGCAAAAAGATACGCGAAGCACCAGGAGGCTTTAAGCAGAACCTTGCAACCTTTGGCATCAGGTGGGGAGGGCCGCAGGCTACTCTATTTGACATGGCACGCAAAGGAACTATGTCTCAAGCTTTGCAGGCTAGGTACGGCCCACCTTCTCGCGTTATCTGGCGAGCCTACGAAGCGCAAAGCTCTGAGGTAGAAGACCAGGTTCGCGATCTAGTCAACAAGGTCATGAAGATGACAGGAAACAACGGGAGAATCTAATGGCGATTACTATCCCAATTATTAGCGAGTTTGATGGCGCTGGCATCTCAAAGGCTATTGCACAGTTTAAGCAGCTCGAGACCAACGGGCAGAAGGCTCAGTTTGCTATTAAGAAAGCAGCTGTACCAGCTGGACTTGCCATCGCAGGCTTGGCTGTTGCTTTAGGTGATGCCGCCAAAGGTGCTATGGAGGATGCAGCTGCGCAAGTGGTTCTGGCTGGCAACTTGCGTAACTCTGCTCATGCCACTGACGCTCAGATCAAAGCCACTGAAGCGGCTATCACCAAAATGTCTATGGCAACGGGCGTGGCTGATGATGAGTTAAGACCTGCATATTCGAAACTTGTCCTAGCTACCAAAGATGTTGACCGATCTACCAGGTTGCTAGGCATTGCCCAAGACATAGCCGCAGCCACGGGCAAACCGCTAGAAAGTGTCACCCAGGCTTTAGCCAAGGCTGAGATGGGGCAATATGCAGCCTTAAAGAAGCTTGGCATCCCAATGTCCGAAGGCATCCAGGCTTCAATTGATCTGCAAAAGGAACAGAAGAAGCTTGCCAAAGAGGAAGCCAACCTTGCGCTAGTCAAGTATCAAATTGCTGAGGGCATGCTGTCAGGCGAAGAAGCGACCAAGAAGCTGACAGCGGCACAAGAGAAGTTTGCATCCCAGTCAGCTATCACCAATGACCTTATGGCCACCACAGGTGACTATGCAGATGATGTAGCCAAGAGCTTTGGAGGAGCTGCCTCAGACGCTGCCAACACTGCTGAAGGGCAATTCAAGCGCCTAGGTGTGGCACTAGCTGAGACCAAGGAATCAATCGGCGCTGCACTGCTCCCAGCAATAGAAGCTGTCTTACCTTTTCTTCAAACGATGGCAAGCTGGGCACAAGAGAACAGCACAGTGTTCCTGGTCGTGGCTGGTGTCATCGGAGGAATCGCAGCTGCCATTGTGATCACCAATGCCGCAATGACAGCTTGGACAGCAGCGACCACAGCCTTCACAGTGGTTCAAACAGCCTTTAACGCGGTCATGGCCGCCAACCCAGTTGTGCTCTTCGCTGTGGCAATAGCCGCCTTGGTTGTAGGGCTGGTCATTGCTTACAAGAAGTTTGACAAGTTTCGCGCCATTGTGGATGCCGTATTCGATGCCATCAAGAGTGGTGTCAAGTTTGGGCTTGAAGCCATTACTGGATACTTGACTTTCGTCATGGGAATCTATAAAGGCATCTTTAATGAAATAGCCAAGTTATGGAACAACACAATCGGCAAACTCAAGTTCAAGATTCCAGACTGGGTGCCAGGTATCGGAGGCAACGGCTTCGAGGTTCCAGACATCCCTATGCTGGCAAACGGAGGCATCGTTAGCTCGCCTACCCTGGCTCTTATCGGTGAGCGCGGCCCTGAGGCTGTAATCCCTCTTGACCGAATGGGCAGTATGGGTGGCGGCATGAACATCACTGTTCAGGCTGGTCTTGTGAGTACCCCAGATCAGATGGGGCAGTTAATCATTGAGTCGATTCAGCGAGCCCAAAGGCGCAGCGGTCAGGTGTTTGCAGCCGCATGAGTACACCAACTATGCAGGTCATGGTGGGCTTTCAAAGCACCACAGGCTTCGGTACCCCATTCCTGTTGAATGATGCCTTCTACGGCGTTCTGAACACCGCTGGCAGGGGAACGCTGGGTGGTGTCACTATGGTTGACCTCACCAGCATTGTTGAATCCGTCAACATCACCAGAGGCAGGTCACGCCAGCTAGACCAGTTCAATGCCGGCACTGCCACAATCGCCTTTGATAACTCCAGTCAAATCCTGAACCCCAGCAACACCTCTAGTCCGTACTATCCATTCGTGCTGCCTCGCTGCCCTGTGCAGGTGCTTGCCAATGGTGTGCCTATCTACACGGGTCTGATCACTGACTGGAACCTTGATTACGACATCAGCAATGAAGACATGATGTATGCCTCATGTTCTGATCAGTTCACAGTGCTTGCCAATCAAGCCCTCAACGCTCGGACAGTTGGAGAAATGAGTGTGCAGGCATCAGGCACTCGAATCAATACAGTGCTTAGCTACTCCGAGATTAATTACCAAGGCGCTCGAGCCATAGATACTGGCTCTTCTACGCTGGGCGCGTACGCGATCAGCCAAGACACCAACTGCTTGAACTATTTGCAACAGATTAACACCAGCGAGCAGGGCTACCTCTTCATGAGCGCCAACGGAACCCTTACCTTTAAGGGCAGGTCAAGCGTTCTTAACCCAGTAGCTGGGGCAACCTTCAACACCGATGGAACTGGTCTGCCATACCAAACCCTCATCAATCAGTATGGCGATGAGCTTCTTTACAATTACATAATTACCCAGAGCCCTGCTGGAGCTGTGCAAACCACTAGCAGTGCCACCAGCATTGCTTTGTATCAAGCCCAACAGTACGCCCTGACAGATTTACTCAACAGCACAACTTCCGAGGTTGCTGGTCTTGGCAACTATCTGTTGGGCAAATACATGAATCCAGTTTTGCGCTTTACAGGCCTATCAACTCAGATGGCGGCGCTGTCAACAGCAAATCAGAACATTGTGCTTGGCCTTGACCTAACCAGCATCTGCACTGTAATAAAGAACTTTGTGACTGGCACTCCAGCTACCGAGACACAAACCTTGATTGTCTCTGGGGTCAGCCATAACATCACACCTGGTTCGCACATAATCTCATTTACATTTGAGAGTACCGATGGCAACCAATACCTAACCCTTGACGATGCAATCTTCGGAACGCTCGATAACAACCTTCTCAGTTTCTAAAGGAGACACTTATGGCAAGCAACACAACATTCACATCAGGGCAAATCCTGACCGCTGCACAGATGAACAACCTCCCCTGGGGGATTGTTGCAGCAACCGCAGGCGGAACCTCAGGCAGCGGATATGTCCGCAACACGACAACAGCCGTAGCAATTACCGCAGCTGGTGGCGACGTTACAGGAATGACCATCACATGGAACGCGTTATCAACGCGCATCTATAAAGTGACTGTCACCCTTAACGACATCAACACGGGCGCAGGATTCAACCCTTTACTGATTGAAGTAACTGACGCAGCAAACACTGTCAAATACCAAGCCCGACGTTTGTTCCCTGCTGGCGATACCGACTCAATGACTGTGACTTATCTTGAAACAGGCATATCAGGAAGCACCTTGCGCAAGGTTCGTGCGTACGGAATTACCAACAACGGAACATTTAACACTAACGGTGGTGCAGCCAACTCAACATACGTTATTGAAGACATCGGTGCAACATGATGAAAAAAGCCCTGATTCTATTGGTCTTTTTAGGGTCGCTCACCGCTTGCGCAGACCGTGAACGCCTTAACTGCCCACCAACAAAAAACAAAGCACTACGCGGAGTAACCGAAACAATCACCCCAACAACACCAGCGCCTGCCTATGGCACAGGAGGGAAATGCACATGAAACCACACAACAGACACAGCAACGAAGAAATCAAAGCGCGACTTATCTTCATCGTTGCCATCGGATTAACACTTGCGTTCCTTGTTTCCATCTTGGCTCTGCTCTTCGGATTGTTATTCGTAACACAACCGCTCGATGTATCAGAGAATGACAAATCCGCGTGGGCAGTATTATCACCAATGCTGGCCACACTCACAGGAGGGCTTCTAGGAGTTCTCGCAGGCAACGGCCTTAAAGACAAACCGAAAGACCCACCACAACCATGAGCAAATACACAGGCACTTCTGATGGCGTAGCCACAGCTAAACGACCAGGCACAGAACGCTTCGTGCTTCTCTGCAACAAAAGATGGGGCTTCAAGAATCTGGGCACCTGGGTGGTGCGAGACATCAAAGGCAAGCCAGGATCTATGAGCGTTCACAGCACCGCAAGGGCATTGGACACTTCCTACGGCACAAACAAGGCAGCAGGCAAAGAGGCCATTCTGTGGTTCGTGCAATATGCAGCTGCCCTTGGTCTTGAGGAGGTTCATGACTATTCAGGGATCACGAAGAAGGGCTGTGAGACCTGGGGTCGAGGCTGGCGTATCGGCAGGGGCTGGAAGGATTGGACAGCTGAAGACAATGGTGGCTCCCAGAAGGGCACTTGGATACATTGCGAACTTGCACCGCGCTATGCTGATATGAGCCCTGGGGACTATGAAGCCGTATGGCGTGCTGTCCCTAAGCCGTAAGAACTCCCAGCTCGTTTGAGCGTGGCTGGGGCTAGGTGGTGGGTTTCTTTGTTTCCATTGGGAAATCCACCACTGACTTCGCCCTTTGTGTATAGTGACATCTAGCCACTCAAATGGCCCAAACAAAGGAAACACAAAATGTCACGAATGAAGGATCACCTCTTAGAGGACTTACCACTCTTCAGGGCCACAGACCCTGACACCTCACGCCAGATAAAGCCAATCAGGATTAACAGCCATCGTGGCATCCTTCTTGCTATTTACGCTGGAAACATAAGCGGTCTCACAGACGAAGAGGCAGCCTCCATAGCCGCTTCTCGAGGTCACACCATAAACGGCTACTGGAAGCGCTGTGCCGATTTACGCAACCAAGGGCTCATCCACGATTTGGGAGTGCGTAAGACGCTCTCAACGGGCTCTCAGGGCATGGTATGTGCCATCACGCGCTTCGGTCTTGACATCGCTACGGGCTGTTATGACTGATACACAGTTCATATACAGTTTCATAATGGGATGGGTCAGTTGCTGGCTGTTCCTAAAGATGATGGCAAACCGCCCATGATCCCAACCTGGGGGTATCTTCCGTTAGTGTCTAGGGACAAGTTGACACTCGTTCAAATCTTTACGGATTTGGAGACAGGTGAACATATCAGGATCACAGTTGCCCACAGGCTGGCTCCCTACCTGAGTTGGTCACCGCCTATCGAAGTAGAGAGAACCTGAAACGCATCATGGCACTAGCCCTTCTCGCTGTCCTATCCGTACCAGCTCACGCAAGTGCAGCTGCCAACTCATGCCCCAAATGGGAACCACTGCTGGCCGAGCACTTCCCTGCCAAAGTCGTGCCGATCATGTCCCGAATCGCCTACCGCGAGAGCCGCTGCAATCCTGGCAGTCTCTCAGTCGTGCGCAAATCCACAGGCCGCCCAGATGTCGGGCTTCTCCAGATTCAAGGATCATGGGCTACTGTGACACGGGCTGTCTGTAAGAAACAGGATGTGATCAAAGCCTTGCTAGACCCTAAATGCAATGTCAAAGTTGCTGGGTACCTATACAAGAATGGCGGCCTAAATCACTGGCGCGCCACCTCAGGAAAATAACAAAGGAAACAATGGAAACATCAACAGGCGAACTAATCGCCAAACTAACCAACCTCAGCCATAATCTGGCGCTTGAGTTGCGCTTTAAGGAATCAAGCCTGGTGCTTGAAGCTGTGGGCGCGCTCCATACTTTGCCCAACATTGCTGAGACCATCAGGCACCAATGGCACCCATCAATGAATGACAGTGGCCCATCAAAGGGCTTGTCATATATCTCGAGCGTTGAAATGGTTGATGCTGATGATTGAATACACACACAACGATGATGTCGCTGATCTTGTGTATGCCAAAGACCAAGAGATTGCAGTACTAAAGGAAGCCCTGGCATATGTCACCGCTGAATTGGAACGCTTAGAAAAGGAGCATGCCCGTGGGTTTTAATCTTGATGACTATGAGCCAGTGGCTAGCAGACTTGACCGATTCTTAAAGGCACACCCTGATGCGCGTATTATTACTGATTTAGTGCATTACCTGTCTGATGTTTGTGTGTTCAAATGTGAGCTTTGGCTTGATGATGAAATTATTGCCACTGGGTGGGCAGAAGAAGTGCGTGGGCAAGGCTCGGTTAATAAAACGAGTCATCTTGAGAACTGCGAAACGGGGGCGGTTGGGCGAGCTTTAGCTAACGCAGGTCTAAGCGGCTCTGACTTCTCTAAGCGGCCAAGCCGCGAAGAAATGGGCAAGGTTGTCCGTATGCAGGGAGACACCCAGATCACTGAGAACAGCAACCTGGCATCAGAGAAGCAACAGAACATGATCAGGGCTGTATGCAAGAGCATGGGCAAAGTACCGCCAGCCAATCTTCAGTCCTTTAGCAAGCGCGAGGCTAG